AGACTAACCAAGAAATTGCCAGATTGGTTTGATCATCAATAGTCTACTCTAGACAGCCCCCCCATTTTAGGGGGGTTGTATTGAATAGATTAATACTGATTTATTCATAACCAACGAAAGGAAATAGAATGAAATATAATAATATACAAAATGTAACTACTGATAACCTTTATAAAATGCTATCATTAAAACAATTTCAAGATGATGACAGCCAAAAAATGATTAAAGATGAAATCAAATTTAGGAATGAGGGTGTTACAATGCCACAACTAACTAGTATTCTAAAAATGGGTATTGTACAAAATTGTAAATAAAAAGACTTGACAACAGATATTATATATATATACTGTAGATATTATTAATCATTATAAAAAAGAAAGGATAATATAATGACTATTTATACAATAACGATAAAAGAAGAGATTGTACATGATGTAGAAGTTGATGTACCAAACGAGGATATGTTACAAGATTACATCAAGGAATCAGTCTTTAAAAACGAAGTACCAACCAACCCAAAAATTGGTTATGTAATAAGTACTGTTGCAACACCCACACATAAAAATGATTATGTGGTATCACATGAAGTTGTGGAACATAACGAATATGTGGTAGATGTAAGTAAACAATAGTAACATAAAATAATGGGGGGTTCACGCCCCCCACAAATTAGAAAGGAAATAAAACAATGAGATTATTTGATAAGCTGTATGTTTACGTATTCGTGCCAATCATTATAACTATGTTTATGATAGCATACGTAACAACAATTATAACATTCTTTTAATACTGAAATATAGAAAGGAAATACAATGAACTCTATTGAATACGCATACGTGAAAACAATGTTGAAACGCAGAAATCTAGAAACTTTAAAAAATATGTTAAAACAAAGAGAGGGTAACAGATCGCAGTTAACCAAATTAATAAAAAAGGAAATAGAAAATAGAAAGGAAACACAATGAAATATAAATCTACTACGTTCCCACCCTACAAGAAATATTGTTATGATGAACTCAAACAATACTTTGAAGATTATCTAGACGAGAATCTAAAACACTTGAAAGATAATAAGTATTGGAAAGAAGAACTACATCACAATGTATTCAATACAGACTATTACATTATTGGCAGACATCAAGCTGAACAATGGTTGGGTGATGAAGTCTTTGAGTGTATTAATATCATAAAAGATTATGAAGAAGATAATTTTGGTCAAGTTACAACTGACTTCACAGAACCCGAACACGTAGTCAATATGTATACTTACATTATAGGCGAAGAGATAGTGCAAGATTATCTAGACAGCATAGCAAACGATTAGAAAGGAAATAAAATGACTAAGTTATATGAAACAGATTATGTATGTGTAGATAGTAAAACAAAAAAACCTATTGAGAGTTACTCTGTTATTTACCATTATACATCTGTTATAGATGAATTAAATAGACTAATAGATGATGGTTGCGAGTACATACCTATTACTGAATTAGATAAAACCGAACAACTAAACTATACAAAGGAAATAGAAAAATGAGTTACGAATATGAATACGAAACAAAATACTACAAACAACTTGACGGATACACAATGCACTTTGCCCAAATAGACGAGGAAGGATTCCCACAATTTGTATTACGCAAAAAAAATGAACAAGGTTTACTGTTTACTTTAAGCTGTGATACAGAGGGAAATGAAGGTGGGTTTGCATTTATAGAACCACTAGAAAGGAAATAAAACAATGACAACACCATACCAAGAGAACGACACAGAGTATGCACGCAGAATCATACAAAATATAGCTAATGATTTGTGGAATATACATGAACAGTATGAACAAAATGATTTTTATACAACAGATGAAGTCAAGAAAATGTGTCAAGAATTTGCATTTGATCTAGATACAGCATTGGAAATAATAGAAAGGAAAAACTATGCAAGAATATGAAACAATTATAGAAAAACACTATCCAATAATTTGGTGGATAGAGGGTAATCAGATACTGATACAAAACAAAAAGGGAAAAACAATTTATAGTGATCATATCATATACCAAAGAGAAATAGACTTCATACAAAATCAAATTTGTGAAATGACATTTCGTGGCGAGATATGTTCTTAATATAGAAAGGAAATAGAAAAGAGTGTTGGGGTATAAAGTAAAAGCAACTTCATACAGTAGCACAAAGCCATACATACTAGGTATACACTACGCACAACGCATGCCAAGTATATCCTATTCTTACGGACTATTTAAAGATGATGTGATGGTGGGTATAGTATGCTATGGTTCGCCCCCCTCACAGTCATTGTGTAAGGGTATATGTGGTGTAGAATACAAGGACAAGATACTAGAACTCAATAGGCTATGCCTAAAAAACAATCTAAAAAATGAATCAAGTTACCTTGTATCACAAAGCCTAAAGCTATTACCCAAGCCTAAAGTTATAGTGTCTTATGCAGATACAAGTCAGAACCATGTTGGCTATATATATCAAGCTACAAACTTTTTATATACTGGACTATCAGACAAGAGGACTGAATGGCGAATGAAAGGTAGCGATTTACATAGCAAAACGATATGTGAAAAATATACTTTGCAAGAAAGAAAAGACAACGATATGTTTTATGTTACAGATAGACCACGCAAACACAGATATGTTTACATGATAGGCAACAAGAAGTTTGTAAAACAAGCCAAGAAAGATTTAAGATACCCTATAAACGATTACCCAAAAGCACATACTAAAATTTAATTTTGTGAGTTGATTTAAATTTACCTAACAACTGCTCAAACTCTTCTTTCTTTGTTGGTGGCTCTTTGCTCTTCTCCTTAAATACATTCTTGAAGTATCCGATAGAACGTATGCCATCTTTACCTGTCTTTCTTCTCCATATCATGTAATCATCTATCTTTTTTAAGATGTACTCTTTGGACAATCCACGATCTAACCACGACTGAACAAGGTACTCATGTTGTAATGTGTAACTGTGTGCTATCTGTCCAAAATGTTTGTTCAATATCTTAGTGTAACTCAGACAGATATTCCTTGCCTCTCTGCTTGGGAATTTATCATCAGTCTTTTTTGGCTCTGTTGGTGGTACTATCTTCATATCTTTTACTAACTCTTCTTGATGTTCTGCTTTCTGCATTGCAAATGCCTCTAAGTCAGACATGGGTTTGACATCTGGATCTTCAAAGAATATGAAGTAAGCATTGCCTTTCAGATTCTTATGAAACTTCTTTGAGGCATAACGGATATACCCCCATGCCATAAGCAATTTGATATGCTTACTAACACCAGATTGTGTTATGCCACCCATAGCCTTTGCAAGTAATTCTTGTGAGGGATATGCTATCCCCCCTCTGTTACCATAAGAGCATAGTATGACAAGCAGTTGGAATGTACGCAAGTGCTTACCATACATAAATCTTTCATCAGTTAATGCTCTACTTGGGACAACGACAAAGGGACTTGGTGGTTTGTATGTCCCTTTCTTTTCTGTCATACATCAAAGAACTTGCTTGGACTATCTTGTAAAATTTTAGAATGTAAATCCATAGGTAGTTTATCTTTCCTATCTATCAGTCTTTGCAGATACCATTCTGCTTTTTGATAATCTTCTTTCGTAGATACACCAACTTTCTTACCAGAACGACACATATATTTGAGTACAGAACCCTTGAGATAACCAACAAATTCTTTGTCAGACATTTGGCTTTCTATTGCGTCTATTGTTTCTATAACATTATCCTTGTAATGTTTCGGATTGATCTTGTCCATTTGCATACACCTTTGAGCTATCTATAAGTTGTTTAATTTTTTCTTCATTTATTTTTGATCTTGCATTGACACCTACTGTTAGTATGTCTGTGCATAAACCCACTAAAGATGTGCGTTCAGACTTAGCACAATTCTGTAGTGCGTCTTTCAAATGACTTGGTATTTTTATATATAATGGTGTGATTTCTTCCATGTAATCCTCCTTGTTGTTAAAATATTGTTTGACAATATACTCAAACTATTATATCTATATATATATGTCAACAACAAAGAAAGGAAATACAATGACAGTCAACAAAATGCCACTAGAACTTGTGGTCAACAAGCTAGATAATTCTAGCACTAAGATTGATGAATTAGAAGATCAATTTTGGGAAAAGCTAGAGCAGTTCAATGAGGATTGTAGAAAGCTAAACGAAACATTAGAAAGATTAAAAGGAGGAAACAATGGGTAAATATAAAAATCATCTAATGGAACAAGAAGATCGCTATTGGGAAATAGCAGATAGAGAGATAGGAAGTTGCGAAAGTCTAGGCGAGTTCATGCAAACTATGGACAGGCACAAACACCTACTTACATTCATACCACAAGACGAGGACCCTGAACTATACATTGAAGATATGTTAAGTGATATGTGGTCGGAGAAGTGGGCGAAGTATCAAGAACAAGCAATGGGGGAGGCTAAGGAGTATGAACATAATGACTATTGATAAAGCAGAGTTACAAAGGGCAAAGGAAATGGCAGATGCTTTTACTAAAAATCAAGTAGCTCCATTGTCTAAAGTGTCTGAGCAATGGGTTCTTATAGAAACTATTGTTGAGAGTATTAAATCATTGAGACTAGATAATATGGATTTAGACCCAGTACACTATAATGTGTTAGACAATATACAAAAGCAATGTAGATTTATTTCGCAAGATGTGAACATGAATGTCAGACGTTCACAAGATAATTTACAGAGAGCATTTAACGAACAAGAGGGGATAAAATGACAGAGAAAAGTAATAAATTATTAGAGGCACTATCACAGTTCCAAGCTGATAATATAACAGCAAAGAAAACTGCGAAAAATCCATTCTTTAAAAGCGACTATGCAAACCTTGACGAAGTAATACAAGCAGTCAATCAAGGTGCCAAGTATGGATTGTCTTTTAGTCAATCTATGGACTATGAGATAACTGAACAAGGCACGATACAGTTTGTGAGAACTAATGTGTATCATAAAGATTGTGATAATGTATTAACAGCAAGATGTATCATATCAGTTAAAGGCAATAAGTTTGATGACAGTCATGCTGTTGGCTCTGCCATAACCTATGCAAAAAGATACAGTCTGTGTGCAATATATGGGTTAGCAACAGCAGATGATGATGGTAATGCAAATGCCAAAAAGCCAACTGGTAGTGGGGCGACAAAGTATCTAGACGAGAAAGGGGTAGAGCAAGACATAGCTGAACTAGAACATAAATTCCCTGATGACCTCAAGCCAAGTCTTATGGAGTGCATAAAAGCATTTGATAGTCTTGATGAAAACAGTACCCTAGATCAGATTAGTGTTGTTCTAAAAGACCCTATGCTAGAAAAGGTAGTGCAAGAAATAAAAAAGCATAAGGTACAAGACTTAGGAAACTATAAAGAATTGTTAAGGCTACGTCAAAACTGGATAGATGTGGGTAAAACAATAAAAGAATATGCAGATGTCTCAAAGGGAATATAATTTAAAAACATGGTCAAAGTTATATGACCAGTTGACTAAAACTTCTCCCAAGGAAATTGATGTCGTATGGAATAATAATCTGTACGACATTAGTTCCCTAAAAAGAAATGATAGATACCTCTACGACAGTTTGAAACAGACAAAAGATATTATGTCAGACGACTGCTCCAATCCAGTCTCCCTTCCCATTAAGAACCATAGGAAGTAACCTCGGTATCCCATCAACAATGATCCCACACCCCAAAATAAATCTTGTGGAAAAGTTTTTAGCATAGCTAAATGCAAGAGATTTTTGATTGATAAGACACCCTACTTGCATCCCAAAAAATAGATTGTCGCTGTTTGCCCAGTAAGAAATCAGGAATTTCGTATGGTAATGTCCAGATACTGTACTCATTGCCTGTGTCTGACTAACCTTTAATATGTCTGCACCTCTACCATGTGTAAAAAAACATTTTTGTCCATTGCTGAGTGTTAGAGTTATATCGTCTACCCATTTCCATTTTTTTGTACCCAAGAACTCTGAGTATGGTCGGAGAAACTCTCTTGACATACCATACTTGATTGCTCTGCGATACACCAATGAGCTATGATTACTGTGTACTTCTGTTACATCAGGGAATACAGACTCCAACTCCCTGACGTATTGACGAGCTGTTGACAACTCATTACCAGGACTGGGCAAGTCAGGATCGTGGTCGTGCATGGAGATAGCATGGAAGTCTAGCAGATCTCCTATGTTGATAACAGTATCAGGTTGAAATACTTTCTTCACTTCTTTGAGAAAAGCAAAAGAATCTTTGTGGTGGTAGGGTATGTGTAGATCGCTTATAACTAAGACACATTTATTTGGCATAACATCCTCCTATGTTATTGATTTATCGTATCATTTTTGTCATTTCCAAACAACCCCCCAAAAAAAAGTGCTTGACATATATATCAATATGATATATACTGTATATATTATAAATTATTATAAGGAAATAAAAAGATGATTGTATTAAAAAAATGGAAATGTCCAAGACCTGAAGACGAACAAGATTGGTTTGAGATACCACTCAAAAGGGCAATAGAACTAACAGAGGGTGCAGGTTTTTGGAAGAAGGGGACAGTTCAACAAATGTTGGAAGATGGTGTCGAGTTATGGAATCCTATTGCATATTTCAAGAAAAAGGATTGACACAGAAATATCTCTGTGATATAACCTTTACTAGGAGTTGGTCTCCTTTCTGAAAATAAATTCACGTCAAATCCAACTCTTATAGAGGACCAAGTTTATTACCTTTCGGCTTGGTCCTCTTTTTTAATGCAGTTCGTAACTGTAAATCTTTTCATCATTGACTAGCTGATCCCATAACTCTACAAAGGATACAGCATCTTCATAGGTGGAGAACCCACGACACATAACATTGCAACTGAATGTTCCATCTGATGCCTCTAACACCATAAAAGTGTAAGGCAGCTTTTCATTATCACTTTCCGACATCTTTCATTGCTTTCTTGTGAGCCTCACCAAAGGTCATACCCTTTTCCATTAGGCCATAGAAGAGGTTTAGGTCTTTTGTTACCACAACCACATTTTGTAAAGAACATCGTACTCTGTGTCCATTTATGGGCGATTGTTTTTAGTTTATCTAGCATTATGTCCTCCTATCTTGCTAAAGGGTTTTTATTTTCGTTTTCCATGGCTTGTATCTGTGTATCAATCAGATCAAGTCTGGTTTTAATTATGCCAAGGTTATTCTTACTGGCGTTTACATCTTCTTTCATCAATTCAATTCTGTCTACCAGGCTAACATAGTTGTCATTAATCTTATCGTTAGTTTCTGTTAGGTCAACTGTCTCGTTTATTACATACTGTCTTGACTCCAGGTCGGACACTTTCTCCTCAAGAGAAGAGATGCTACCTAGTAACTGACCGTATGTAGTAAACCCAGCACCGATAGCACCGACTACACCAATAAGACTTACGATACCAGCAAGGTTGTTCTTTAGTTTATCCATATCATCTCATCCAGTTTCTGTTTCAATTTGTATTGTTGTTCCAAGTTACCCCTTGTGTAATTTATTTGTGAAGTTAGTGGGTCATTGACAACATAGGTAATGTTACCATAGATTTGCCTATCGTCAAAGATAGTTATTTGGTTTGGATAAATATTTATTGGGGCATAGAACTCTGCATCTTGCATGATAGGTTGTGATTGTATCATTGCACTTATGGTCACCTGGTCTACCTCTATGGCCTTGGCGAAGATTGTCTTGCCTATTGTTATATCACCTTGCTCTGGTTCAGATGTATCCATATCTTCTGGTGCATCTTCCATGCTAGGCTCTTCACTTATCTCTTCTGGCTCCTCTTCTATTATCTCATCTGGTAGCTCCTCGATAACTTCTTCACCTATTTCTTCTGGCATCTCTTCTATGATCTCTTCTTCCATAATCTCTTCTGGCATTTCTTCTATAATCTCTTCTATTATTTCTTCTGGTAGTTCTTCTAATATTTCTATCTCTGGCTCGTAGTATTCTATCTCCTCAAACAGCTCATAAACATCTGGCTCGTATGTAAACAAATCTTCAAT